ATCCCTCTCCTCTGTGTTGGTTACTCTATTGTCATTGATGATCCCGATATTCTTATTAGGGTTTCTGATGGTTTTGATGCTTTGGATACTCTTCCAGATTGGTATCAGTATCTATTATTTCTTTCAGTATCTGCGTCATTTGGAATCCGTGGTGCTGGTAAGTTAATGAAGATGAGGGCGAAATGACCCCTGACCAACTAAACGCATGGCGCATTATTCCTCGTTTGTTAATGCTGACGATGTTGATAATGACCTATCGCGTGGTTGAGTGGTTTATGTCTTTGCCTGAGCCTAGCTTAGAGCAGGCAGGGCTGGTATCTGTAATGACTGGCGCTTTGACAGGCGCTTACGGCTTGTTTTTAGGGAAGAAAGAATAATGTCTATTGCTCAGCGAAGATTTGGCAATATGCTTGATTCTATAAGTATCTTTACGGATACCACTCAAGACTTGCCCTCTTCAAATGTGGCATCTGTTCAGGAGATAGAACAAGGCGATGATCTTGGTGAGCGGTTATATGACTACGCTACGTCCAATGAGTCTGCCGCCGGCTTTGAAGATCGGTTTTTTTGGGGAACTAATACTGAGCAGTTAACTAGGGATCAATTGGAAGCTGAGTTTAATGATGGCAAGAATGGTCAGCTTCAAGGTGCATTTGGGTCGTTTGACAACTACATGGCCTATATGGATGAGCGTCAGGACTTAATTGATGCTGGTGAACTAAAGTCATCATGGTGGGCATCTCAAGACACGGTAATTGATGTAACAAATCAATCTGGTTTGGCATTTGAGCTAGACCCAGAGAATCCCAACTTTAGACAAAACATTGATGACTACATGGTTGCAAGTGGTCAGTCAGGGTATTCAAGCAATTCGCAAATCTTTAACGCCTTGTACCAGAAGTACACAGGCGGTGCTTCAGATGGCAAGTCATATAACGATGATGGCGATGTTTTCCGATTTAATGGCTCATCCTTTGTAAGGACATACGAAAACCCACGCGGTGGCTTTATTGATACGGCCCTGCCGGCTTTGATCGTCGGTGTAGCTGGTGCGGCTTTGGCTGGGCCATTGGCGGCAGGTTTGCAATCTGCGGGGCTTAGCGGTGCGGTCGCTAGTGCTACAGCGCAATCTATTACCAATGCGGCTATTCAGCTTGCCGCAGCTGGTGAGATAAGCATCTCTGACGCCTTGATAGCTGGGGCGTCTAGCATTGTTGGTAACACGGTGACATCCACCTTGCAGGAATCAGGCGCATTATCTATGACTGCTGGGGCGTTTGATGCCGCCACTCAAGCAGCCGAAATCGGTGAGCAGGGAATTAACGCGGCTGACGTTATTAGCGCAGTACGCGATTACATTGATATGTCTGGTGGTGAGGTTGGCGGTGTATCTGTTGACTATGGCGAAGGTACGCTTAGCGGGCAAGATGCTGGTGATGTTGGTGATGTCGGCGACTTAACTATCACCCCGCCAGAGGTTACCAAGATAGATCCAGATGATAGCGAAGATGGTGGTGGCGGTTCTTCAGCAGCCGCTTCATCAGATTCAGCAGATTCTGCAAGTGTTTCTGCGGCAGATTCTGCAGACTCAGCAGCCGCTTCAGAAGATTCTTCTGCAGCCGCTTCAGATGCTGCAGATGATGTTGGTGGCGATGCCAGCGATTCTGGCGGTCAGGTAACAACCGGCGTGGGAGACTTGCCAGAAATTGGCGATTGGGTTTATTCAGAAGAAGATGGCCTGTGGAAGCAGGTCGGCGGGTATTCGGATGAGCTTGGAGATCGCGTCGTTGTTTACAGCGCTGAGGTTATTTCCGGCCCACAAGGTCAAGACGGCGATACAAAGTCGGACGAAGATTGGTCTGAGTTAGAGGACGATTTTTTAGATGGAACATATGTACAGGGGGTTGACCTAGATGGCGACGGCATTATTGATGGCATGGGGAACGACGTTGCAGCTGACAACGATGTTTCTATCATAGACGTTGTTGGAAGCAGTCTTAGTGACATTGTTAGGATTTTAACTTCTGATGGCAATGACATTGTTGTTACTGATCCTAGCAGCAACGATATTACGGTTACTACCTCTAATGACGTAACTACCACTAACGATATAAATACAAACGAGGTGGTATTGACAAATGATGCAAGCACTCAAACAAATGATGTTTCCACCAATGATGTTGTCTCTGTCGTAAACCCCGGTGGCAATGATGTAGTGACTATATCCTCTGGAAACGATGTAACCACCACTAACAATGTCTCGACGACTAACGACGTCAGCACTACAAATGATGTCTCTACCACCAACGACGTTAGTACTACGAACGACGTTAGTACTACAAATGATGTTTCTACGACTAATGACGTTAGCACCACCAACGACGTTTCCACCAGTAACGATGTGTCTACTGGTGGTGAGGTAACTACTGGAAACGATGCGTCTACAACTGGCGATGACACAAAAACCACTGGCGGTGACGGTGGCGGTGATGGCGCTGGCGACGGCGACGATGGTAGCGGGGACGGCACTGGTAGTGGTGATGGCAGTGGTGAGGGCGATGGTGATGGTGATGGTGATGGCGGATCAGGGATGCTTCTTGGTGTCAGACCCAAAAGGCGTCTGCCTGAAACATCTAGGTTTTTTGCCCAGATAAACACGGACTTGCCTGATGTGCGAAGTATTGAGGGATTATTCCGTCAGGATTATTTCCAGTCTCTTGGCGGGTACAACATTGAAGAAATAAAGCCAGCGTCCAGTAATAGCCTTGACGGTCTGCTGCTACGAAATACCAAGGACGGGATGTTTGGAGGATTGATGTGACATACCTAAACCTAGTTAATAATGTTTTGCGAAGACTGCGAGAAGATGCTGTCACGACGGTAACTAACAATACGTACAGCACGATGGTTGGCGACTTTGTTAATGATGCAAAGGAGCTAGTCGAAACGGCTTGGGATTGGTCTGCACTACGGTCAACGCTAACGATTACGACGGCGGCGGATGACTACACCTATTCGCTAACAGGCAGTGGTGACAAAGGCAAAGTCTTTAGGATTATCAACGATACGTCTAACTGCGAACTGCAATATCAAACTCAAGCGTGGTTTGATAATGAATTCTTTGTAAACAACCCAACGTCAGGTGCGCCTAAATACTTTACTTACAACGGCGTTGATGCCAGCGGCGATACTCAAATCGACGTATACCCCAAGCCTGATGGTGTTTATTCCTTAAAAGCCAAGCTAGTTAACAGGAACGCGGTGTTGAGCAGTGATTCCGATACTCTAGCAATTCCAAGCCAGCCGGTTATCCACATGGCGGTAGCTTTACTGGCCCGTGAGCGGGGCGAAACAGGCGGTACGTCTACGCCAGAATATTTTGAAATCGCTGACAGATACCTGTCTGACGCGATAGCCTTGGATGCACAGAAGCATCCTGAAGAAACTATTTTTTATACACCGTAGGAATCGTTATGGCACAGCCCCTACAGAGCATTAACTTGGTTGCCCCTGGTTTTAAGGGGGTCAACACAGAAGACTCGCCAATAGCGCAAGACCCATCCTTTGCGGATGTGGCTGACAACGCTGTTATTGACAAGCGAGGTCGTATTGCTGCGCGTAAGGGTATTAGCGTTATTACGACTAATAAGACTGCTTTGGGCAGTGACTACCTTCATAGGATTCACGAGTTTTACGATGATGCCGGCAATGAGGACATACTGAGCACCGGCAACAACAAGATAATGAAGGGTACGACTACGCTGACGGACATTACACCAGGTTCGTATTCTATCAATGCAAATAACTGGAAGATCGTCAACTTCAACGACAAGGCGTATTTCTTCCAGCGGGGGTTTGACCCGTTGGTTTACGACAATTCCAATGGATTAAGAACATTTACGGTAGTCAATGGTGGTGCAACCAATGCTACATTTAAGTGCAATGAAGTCTTAGCGGCCTTTGGTCGGCTGTTTATTGTTGATAACGCAACAGATTCGCAAACTATTTACTGGTCTGATCTGTTGGTTGGCAATGATTTTTCTGGGGGAAGTAGCGGCAACATTGATGTAAATAAAGTATGGCCTGATGGCTATGATGAGGTGGTTGCGTTAGCGGCCCATAACAACAATCTAGTCGTATTTGGCGAACACAGCATTATTGTTTACGAGGGTGCTACCAGCCCCGCATCCATGACACTGGCGGATACTGTGTCGGGCGTAGGCTGTGTAGACAGGAACTCTGTTCAGTCAATTGGCACGGATGTGCTGTTTATGTCTAACTCAGGGTTACGAAGCCTTGGCAGAGCCATACAAGAAAAAGCACTGCCGATTAGCGACTTAAGCCTAAATGTTAAAACAGAGATTATTGAGGTTATTGAGGCTGAAACAGAGCCTTTGGCGTCTATCTACAGTCCTGAAAATTCGTTTTATCTTATCTGCTTTCCCAGCCAATCCACTATTTACTGTTTTGACCTAAAGGGCAGACTAGAAAATGGTGCATATCGAACCACTAGATGGACATCTGTAGGTCATAAATCATTTGAAAGGGACAAGGACGGAACCTTATACATAGGCACTACGGATGGTTTGGGCAAATATGACACCTTCTTGGATAACGCGACCGTATACCGTTTTCGTTACTTCAGCCCGGCTTTGACATTTGGCGATCCCAGCAAAACCAAGATTGTTAAAAAAATAAAGCCGACCTTGATTGGCGCAAATGATGAAAGACTTTTTGTTAAGTGGGCGTATGATTTTGAAACGGCCTTTAACACCGCTGAAATCTCAGTAGGGGATCAAACGCCAGCATTTTTTGGTGTATCTGAATATGCGATTGGCACTTTTACTGGTGGTGTCTTGACTACACGACCGACAATAAACGCTACTGGCAGTGGTGGCGTTGTAACAATTGGCTTGGAATCTGACATTGACGGCTCTCAACTCTCAATACAAGAGATTAACGTACTAGCACTTATAGGTAAGACGGTATGAGCAACTACTCAAAGACAACCAACTTTACGGCTAAGGATAGTTTGCCTTCTGGTGATGCCAATAAGATTATCCGTGGTAGTGAGTTTGATACTGAATTCAACGCGATAGCGACCGCATCAGCAACCAAAGCGGATATTGCATCACCCACCTTTACAGGGACTGTAACGATTCCTGCCCTAACTTTTTCAGGAACTCTGTCTACAGGCACGATTGATGGAGGGACTTACTAATGTCGTTATTTAGCGATGCGGCTGGCTTAACATTTGCGAATGTCGCCTATAACAAGCTAGGCGGAATTGGCACAACAGCCCAAACAGCGGCAGATAACCTTGCTAAGACGCTAACGGAAAGAACACAGTTTCAGCCATTTAGCATATCTGGGCCAACCTCTTCTGCAAGCGTTGATGCTACCGGCAGTATCACGCTTGACACCGGAGGTCTTGCCGGTGCGGCGGGAGATGCTTTGCTCAGAAGGTCGTCTAATGCGCTTGTTGAGCCCCTTGGGTCATCTACTCTTGGTCGTGGCGGCACCACTTTGGCTAATCAAGGAATCAGAGAAGTCGCACAAGATCCCTCCTTGAGCCCCAGTCTTGTGGCGGCAAGTCAGTCTCTGCTTGATAGAGGCGGCGATCAACTAGGAATGCAGCCATCATTGTCTCCCAGCATTCAGGCTGGGGGTCAGGCGCTTTTACAATCTGGCATGAGCGGTCTTGGTAGGTCAGCTTTTGGTTTGTCCGGCCAAGAAGCGGCCGCTAGAGATGCGTTTGGCTTAGGCAGTCAGTTTATGGGCCGTGCTGGCGCTGACATGGGCGGCAGAGAACAGGAGATATTTGATCGTCTTCGCGCTATGCAGGCTCCCGAAGAAGAGCGCCAAAGGCTAGCCTTGGAAGAAAGGCTGGCAAATCAAGGCAGGCTGGGTGTTAGCACGAATATGTTTGGTGGCACTCCTGAGCAATTTGCTCTGGCTAAAGCGCAAGAAGAGGCTCAAGACCGAGCCGCGATTATGGCTATGCAGCAGGCACAGCAGGAACAACGACAGCAGGCAGATATAGGCGCTCAGTTCTCCGGCTTGGGTTCCAACCTAGCAGCTCAAAGGCAGGCAGTTGAGAATGCTCAGCAGCAACAGGCATTGAGAGCATTGACTAGCGGCTCCGCATTGGCCGCTCAGGATCAAGCTGTACGGGCGTCACAGCAGCAAGAGGCGCTACGGGCCTTGACTGCTGGCTCGTCGGTTGCTGCCCAAGAGCAGGCAATACGCGATGCTCAGCGGCTGTCGGCGTTACGAACTCTGCAAACTGGAGAGGGTCTATTTGGAAGCAGAATCCAGAACCGCGCAATGCAGGATCAGATGGCAATTAACGCGCTGAAGGCCGGATTGTTGCCAGAAACGATTGGCCTAAACGCCCTGCAACAACAGCTTGTGGCAGCGCAACTTGCACAACGCGCTCAGTTGGAAGGTGCAGGAATGTTCGGCGAGTCAACTATGAGCGGAATCAACGCACTGCTCGCATCTGGCCTTGGTCAGGCAGACTTGGCAGGCGACATTGGCGCAGCACTGCTTGCTGGTGGCGCTGAAAGCGGAGGCGGGATGTTTGGCACCTTTACAAATGCTGCCAACGACGTCATTGATCTCATTAATATTATTCCCGGAGTAAATATTCCGGGACTTCCTACGTCTGATGTCCGGCTCAAAGAAAACATCAAATACCTCACCACTAATCCCAACGGCTTTAATATTTATAGCTGGGATTGGAATGAGAAGGGTAATGAGGTTGGCGAACATGGCTTTAGCGTCGGCGTTCTGGCACAAGAGCTTCTTGAAACCCACCCTGAGCGCGTAATCGTTGGAGACGATGGTTACTACAGGGTCAACTATGACGGCGTTTGGAGATAAGTAATGGCTAACTTGCAAATCAGCCCTCAAGTATTGGGCGCACTAAGCAACTTTGGCGCATCTGACAGGATTGGCGATGCAATTGAAACGCGAATGCTTAGGGAGGCCGAGCTTAGAAAAGAAAAGGAGCAGACTGAGCGGCTAAATGCTGCGATAGACATTACGGGAAAAGGCGTCGCGGCGGCTCAAAGCGGCAATGTCAGCGGCCTAAAATCGCAGATAGAAACCCTCAGAGAGGCAATAAAAACAGCGCCGTTAGCGGAAAAACAGTTTTTGATTGAGGAAATGAGAAGGCTTAATGATCTTTTGCCGGGGGCAACAAACATTTCAATAGACAATTCTGTAAATGCGGCGCTAGCTATTGATGCTCGCCTGAAAGACCAAGAGGCTTTGCGGGCGGCAATGCCAAACTTAACAGAAGATCAGTTTAATCAGGCGGTGCAGAGCCTGAAAGCCAACCGTGACAATCTGCTTTTAGATCCCCGCGTTACGGACAATTACAACGTCAGGGCCGCCGCCGTTCGTAGGGCGGATAGAGAAGCGGAAGACCTTAAGCACGAGGATTACGTTTCCAAAAACAGTGCGGGGCTGGAAGCGGCAATTAGAGATGGTGATACTGATAGAGTTCAGTCTTTTATCACTGGCGCAGGGCCACGATA